GTTTGAGCTGCAAAGTTTATATCATAAACTCCATCAGGAGATTCGACAATACTTGTTATTGTTACTGATAAGTTATCGGTTACATTGAATAAAGCAAAATCAGTTATTACTAATCCTTTATCATGTCCGGGATTTATTGGAGTTCCATATTCAGTTATAAGTTCAGCAGTAAAATCAGTTGTGCTCTGACTTGATATGATTGAAGATATGTTCAATAAACCACGAAGTCCAAGTAAACTTGCAGACCCTTGTTCATCGGAAGAAATCATTCTTAAATCTTCATCACATTCATTTGCTCCGAAATTAAACATCAGTTCAAGTTTCTGAATTGTGCTGTCAGTAGTTTTTATCAAACGCGCAGAAACACTTTGAGAATCAATCTGAATAGGTTCTAATGAAAGACCATCAGAAGAAATTTTACCGATAAGATTTCCTGCTTTATCAATAATGAAAACGCCAATATCAACACATCGGGCAGTTTCAATTTTACCTTTTAATTGTGGACTTGCTGCTCCTGTACCGCTTGAGCCAACTATCCATGCTTTGAAAGAACGGTTTCCTTCCTGAATAAATACAGAGGATTGGTCTTCAAACGTTTCGCTGATATTATCACCGCGAACATCTTCAGTATTCTTTATTTCAGGAAGTACAAACCATCGTTTTGATTCATCAGCTTGATTTATCAGTGCATCAAAGTATGCCTGATTGAGCGTAGCTGAAAATGGTACGGAATTTCTTACTCCTAAAGTATCGAAAATAGGAACTAAAATTATTTTTTTAGTAACCTGCATTATAGGCGTACATGCAGTTCCGGTGTTTGATAAGCCCGCTTCGCAGGCACATGCTTGACAACTCATTGTGGTTTAGTTTTAATTGTTAAAGCAAAAGTAAACATTTTAATTAAACCAAAGATAATAATTTTTTCATTCTCTCTCCTGTCGCTGAATAGGAATGATTTTCAACAAGCCATTTCCTTGTGTTTTGTTGCTTCTGCCTTATTTCTTCTGCTGGCGAATCATTCAGCGTTCTTATGGTATCTGAAAGTTCTTGTTCAGTATTGCATATCATAAATTCTGTTATGCCATAGGCATCTTTATACACATTGGGATATATATTCTGAGTTATGACTATTCTGCCGAATGCCGCAGCTTCAAAAGAAGTAACGCCATAACAACCGTAAGGATTACCATTCTGTGTAGGTGCAAACATTTCAATATAAATATCACACTCTGAGATACGTTTTAGTTGGTCATTATGAGGCACTAATTTATCTGAATAGATATAGTTTGCATTTATACCTGACATTATTGTATTTATCGTTTCGCTACCCTTTACTTGTGGCTTGGAGGGATAGTGAGCGAACTTATATGGCTTATCTACATATTTTGAGGTATATAATTTATCAATATCTATTGCTGTTGCCACATAATACCATTTATAATTATTATATCCTGTCATCATAAATTCACATTGGTCCGTTAATGACATTACGCAAGGACTGAAAATCTCATTCATGCCTTGAGGATTATTCCTATATAACGTACCTGTGTGAAATGCTATTATCTTACCCTTTGCGAATCCGTGAATAAGTTTGAACACATTTATATTTGAATGATAGAATATAATTACTTCTGCATGCGGAATGAGTTTTATAAGTTCATTATGAGTAACTATCTGAGATTCAGAAGCGTAATTAAAAATGTGCCTTTTTAATTTTACATCAATACATTCAAGTCCTACCGAACGCATTGATTTAGCGTTTTCGTGCATGAAGTTGGCGTAATCATCATAACAGACGCAAAGTATTTTCATCGGGTATATTCAATTAATATAACATTCTTACCGAAGTTCTCCCTGTAAGTAACCTTGAAGGGCGACATCAAAATATCTAATTCATGTTCCTTTATTTGTAAGGTATGGTATTTGTCGGGTTTAATATATATGCCTGTGAGAAAAGCGATGTTCTTGGCGCATACCCTTTTCATTTCGCTAATAGAATCTCTTAAATCCATGAAGTTATCAAGAGCAGCAAAACAAATTACAGTATCAAATTCCTTATCCTTAAACCCTATTTTCTCCGCATACATTTTAATTACAGAATCATTGAGAGGAAAAGCATCTATGCCAACGTATCTCACTTCGTTAAGATGTTTTTTTACATTACCGTCACCACATCCCACGTCCAATAAACTTTCTCCTATAAATATTTTATTTAGGTGCGCCCTGTAATCTCTCAGCCGTACCGCTTCATCAGAGTTTCCCTTTGTGCCTCTTTCTCTGTTAATAAGATTATACATCCTTTCCTCCCAAATTGTTTTATCTACATTCATACAGTTCTTTTTTGGGTCTGTTGATAACATTCTGATAAATACTTTTCTGATAGGTCGCTCCTCTTACATTTTTCGTGCTGTAACGTCCTCGCTTATTGTAAATGTAAATTGGTTTTTTAATTACTCCTATCTTTTCTTTACCGCACATTTCAAGGCAAGATAACATTAAATTACTTTCTGTCGTGGCTCTAATCCATTCGCCATTCACCTGAAAATCAGCCGGAGTTAATTGGTCAAAGAGAAATCTTTTGAACGTATTAGGTGCGGTACTTCTGTAATATACTTTCCGATAATCTCTGCTTTCGTGTGTCTGCTCGTCAAAGTCAAGAAAGTCATCTGAAAGCCGTTGCCCGAACTGGTCCTGCCAGTTTCCGTATGTCATCCACATTCCAGCGTCATAGTGTTCCTTAATCTCAGCAAGAGCGTTGTGCATCAGGTAATCGTCCATACCTAACAGGAGTATAATGTCTTCGGAATCGGTGGCATATTTCTTTATAGCGTCCCATCTACGTTTCGCTGCGCCCTGATTATCATTGTGCAGTTCGTAGCTGAATCTTTCGTCAAAACATTTCTTTTCCATTAACATCTTTGTCCTATCATCCGAGCCGTCATCAATGAATACTCCCCTTAAATTTTTGTAACTCTGTAAAGCAACACTTTGTAAACAAGAAGGGAGAAAGGATTGACAATTAACTCCTGATGAGATAATAACGAATCTCATGTCAGAGAGATATTTTAATCACAAATACCCAAAATGAAATGCAGGAAATTATTATAAAGCACCACACAAAACGAATAAATATTTTTTCTCTTTTACTCATGTAATACAATCTTCTTCGCAGTCAAGTAGCTTATTTATTTTGAGGGATAGATTCAATTCACACCCTGCTAACTTATCAGCGAATAAAGATTTCTGCATACCCTTGTTAGATATGTAAACTCCGAACTTAGCGTAGTTGATGGCTTCATACTCCCAGTCAATCAGGTCGAAGCGGGCAGGCAGCGAACGTAATTTCTCGATGAAGTTTTCCATTAACCTGCGCATCGGCTCTATAGCATTGTGGTAAGCATCATCTACCTTCCATTGTTCGTGATTTGCTTGAGTGAGAAAGAAAAGCCGAAAGCGTATCTCTCTTTCTCTTGTGTCCTCGCTGTCATCAAAGAATATATCAGTGAAGTTTTCTAAGAACCATATCATCAGAGTTTTGTTTGAGGCGTTCTTTTCCTGTACAAGTTCTACGTTCGTTTCTATCGGTGTGCCGTGAAAGTAGAAAGGGGTGTAAAGCATAAACGAAGCAACTGTTATCGGTGCTGCGCCCGTTACGATTATAGTATCAGGGGCTGCTATATCTTCGATAAGATAAGCATTCCCATCTATAGTGACACTAAACCCTGCCTGTGCATGAAAGATGTCACATACAGTGAGCGTGTGCGTAGTTCCGACGCTCACCACGTTTGTAATCTGTACAGGGAAGGTCATCGAGGCAACGACCGCACCAATGATGTCTATTGAAGATTGTTTGTAAATCATCAGTTCGCCTGTAATTGATTTATTAATTTATTCTTAGAAAATGTGACTTGCTTCTGCGTTTCAATTTCATTTTCTAATTCTTGAATCTTAACTTTTAAGTTAAGTATCTGTTTGTCTTTGTTATCAGATTGTACAGGAATAATCTCTTTTGGCTGATTTTGCAATTTGTTCTTTTCCTGTATTAATTCCTGATTTCTTAATTGAAGTTCATTAATATTCTCTTTATGCGCTTTTATTTTATTTAATAATTCGGTTTGTTCCTGATGTAATTCTAATGATGCTGCTTTAAAATTTCTTATTTGTATAATCAAATCAGCATTTTCTTCGCTTCGTATAGTTAATTGATTATTTAATTCACCTATATTCTTATCAATAGAATTAATTTCTTTTTTTACAAAAGAAAGATTTAATATGAATTTTTTTATCATAGGAACGCTGAATACTCAGGTGTAAATGTCTGTCCGTTATAGCTTGGATAGTCGTCCGGTGCGAAGTCGGTCACATACCATTGTATCGCTTCAATCGTTTCGAGTGCGCCATTCCATCGCTGCTCTGCGAAACGTGCTGCATTCTCAGGTGAATTGTTATTCGCTACCTGTGACTGGTTAATCGTTACGCCTGACTGAGAATGTTTGGTCTGTGTTTCAAATACAAATTTGTAAAATATCAGTCCGAGTAAAGCAGCTTTCAATCCGTCACTTTTCTTTATGATGGAGTTGTCGTCCTGAATGAAAGCATCTTCAATGACAACGAATATCGGGTCTTGTGTTGGCTGTGACTTGTCCGTAATGTATTCCTGTCCCAGCGTTGCGCCAAGTATCTGTTTGATGAAAATAGGTTCGTATTTGTCTATGTAGGATTGTAACAGCGGGTCATTCTGAATTGAACGTGCGAGGGTAAATTGCCCTGTGAAGTCGGATAGTTGTATTAAAATCATTTTACAAAGATAATAAATTTATCTTTTGCATTTCCTCCGCAAAATCAAAATCAAAGATTATCGGATAAATAGGTTTGAAATTAAAATTAAATGTTTCCATCTTCGTAAGCCCGACATTTGTTTTTATGTCCACCGCTATTCCTGATTCTTGCATAGTAATTTGCCGTTCTTTTATTCCCTGAAATGCTAATCTGCGCGAGCAAATAATGTCTAATCCCCTGTTTGTTTTCTCATCTCCCCACGGTTTCCAATCTATTTTATCTAATAATTTTCTACTGAATATCCTCCCACATCCTATTGTAAAATCAATTTTATTACCTATGAATCCTAAATGATGAATTGCTTTTTTTGTTTTGGCGGAATAGAAATATAAATCTTTCAGCCCTAACAAGTAATCCGCCTCTGCGCTATAATTCTTCTGATAATAGTTAATAAGGTTTGTACTTAACAAATCGTCCGAACCAATCAGTAATACTGCATCAGGGTTTCTTTCTCTTGCCGCCTGAAAAAGTGCCGTATGTTTATAGGTCAGCGGGGCGTTGGGTGTTTCGATGTAATCCCATCCGCAACTCTCGGCTAACTGTTTGCTTTGTTCTCCCTCACTTCCCGCTGCCAGTAGTTTAAGATTAAAATTTCTGTAATAGGATAATATTATTTTAGTTAATTCAGGTCGCTGGTAAATGCAGGTTACTAAAACTATTTTCATGCTCTTTAAATTGGACTAAGGTAAATAAAAAAGGCGAGGTGTTATCCTCGCCTTTCCCATAAACTTACTTTTAATACTATGTAGTAACGTTAATATCTGCAATCGAAGTAGCGAAGTCACCTGTTACGAACGCTCCCAGATAGTTGGTCTTAACATACGACACCGCACGAATCTCACCGAGAATAGTTACAAGGTTTTTCGTGAAGTCATCATTTTCCCAACCCACAGAGATTGCCACGTCCTTACGCATTAACACGCGTGCCTTAGTGAAATCACCTACAAGGTAATCCCCTTCTGTCATTCCGGTGTTAGTAATAATCGGCACACCTTTGATTATACCTCCTACTCTGTCAGAGAAAGGATAGATAACATATTCGCCAGTTGAATTTTTCTCCAGTTCCATCTTCGCTAAATCATTCGGATGAAGAACAACGTAGTTCGGTTGAAAGAAGTTAGTTTGTACCTGTGTGATAGCTAACCTGAGAACATCATAGCGGTTCGCATCAAAAATGCTGTCCTGCCAAGGCACAGTATTGAAGTTCTGCGCTGTGGTCAGAATGCCTGACATATTCACGCCAACTCCTGTTCCTTTGAGAACTTGCTCGTCCAGTTTCAGGCGAAGCAACTCAATCAGTTCTGAATTGATTTCTGACTTCATGAAGTCAACGTCATCAAGCATTTCCGTAGAAACTTTGATGTATGCTGAAATCTTTTTAACTTCCGCTGATTTCTCAACGATATCGAAGTCGGTTTGATGTTTTCCCTGTCCTTCTCCGGTCATTGCCGCAAGTCCGTCATCAGGATTCGCTTGCTCTGCCCATTGCACGAAACGCTTTACGGTGCTTCCGAGATTAACGAGGTCGAGAATGAAAGGCATTCTGCGAACGATGCGGGTCAATCCGCTTTCGTATTGCGCGAGTGTGAAAGGAATACTATCCGTTCCTACTGCGTCCACGTTTGCGGATGTAATAGTTCCAACGGTCTTCAATTCAAGGTGACGGCTATCCCCTTTCTTCATAGGGATAAACTTTTCGTCCTTATCAAACATCAGGGCTTTGTAAGCATTTCCGAGCAAGTTGCCCAGCGAACTACCCTTCACTTCTTTCTTTTCTTCCTTCATGGATTTCACGCTCAAGCCGATTTCTTCAATCTGTTTTGTGAGTTTGTCCAGTTCGGGTTTGTTGTCAGGTGTTGACTTTGCTTCAAGTACCTTCAATGAATCCTGAATTGCTTTGATTTCTTTATTGGTCGCTTCCGCGCCTTTGTCAACCAAAGATTTTACTTCGGTTTGAACTTTTTCGAGAAGGGCTTTTTGCTCTTTCTCGGCTGCTGCTATTGCTGCTGCTTTGATTTCTTCTGGTGTCATAAGAATAGAATTATAAAATGTTAAAAGTTAAATTTTTTGAGGCGGTCGGCTCTGACTGCGAAGTGAATTACTCGGCTGCGCTATCGGGAGTGATATGTAAAATTAATCAAAAACTATTTACTGACAGAAAAGTTTTTAACAAGATAGCCCCAATCAATAGCCGGAGGGATTATTTCCTCTATTACGGGCTTGCTCTTTAATGTTAATATTATTTCTGAAAGTTTATCGTATTCGGCAATGATTCCTTTTGCTTTTTCTTCTGATAACTCGGCAGAGGACAGCATTATATTTAACTTTTCCATGTGCGCCTGTATCTCTTCTATACTCTTAACTGACAACGTTGGCGTGTTCTCGTTCATGCCCCAATGCGTGAGTGAACTTACTTCGTGCAACTTCAATTCTTTTAATGTACGTCCGCTTTCGCTCTTGTCAAATTTTATTGTCTGATACCCAAATGAGTGTTCGTTAATGATACCCGCCTTATATTGTTCATAAGTGTCCTTGCCTACCGCTGTCTTTAGTGCAAGTTTGCTTACCGCATACGCTCCCTTCTTATCCGTACCAAGTTCAATTACAGTACCCGGCACTTCGTTCGAGTTGTGATTGCGAAAATGTTTTATTCGTGCTTTGCTTTCTGAAAATGTTTTTTCAAAGGCGGTAGGCATTATTACATCACCATCAGCGTCTTTGGTGTTGAACGAAGCAAAGTAAAAGGCAACGATACCTTTTTCATCGTTGAGGTCTTTGAGTTCAAGGTCACAGTATTTAATTTGTTTTTGTTTCATGTTAATTATATTTTATTGATACGCCTTTATTTTTTAGTTCGCTCATTAATCGTAATCGCTGAGTGAATGTCATGTATACCTTGCGCCTTTGCTTCGGCTTAAACATTCTTTCCAACTTGCCTAAGCCGTACATCAATGTCAGCACCAATGCGTTTAAGAATCTTAATATCCATTTAACTGTTTTCATTCCGCTGGTATTACTACTGTTACGAGTTGCGCTGTTAAAATATCCATTGCCGAAGAAAGCGATGCGCTTAATGCTAAATCTCCCGCTGTGTTTGCTCTCTCCCTCGCTAATGCTAACTGTTGAAGTGCCAACGGTATTTTGCCGAGTGAATCACTACCAACAGTTGTACTCTGCTTTCCCGTCAAATCCACTCCAGCCATTTCAGCGAATGCCTCTCTGCTGATAATTCCTGAATCCATGAGTATTTTCAGTCGTTCTATTTTTGTTTTCTCTGCGCTCTCCTCCGAACCCTTATCGTTCTGCATAATAGGCAGCCATGAATAATCAGCAACTAATTGAAGCCCCTGCTCAGTAAGTCCTAACTCGCTTGACAGTGTATTCATCAGGTCATCCGCTTCCGGCTGGATAGTATTCTGATAAGTACTTATCAATCCCTGCTTCTTATTCTCGAATGTTGCGCCTTTGATGGAAGGGAATATATCTCTATCTATTCCATACGCCCCGCAGATTGTTTGAAAATCATCTTCCACTTCTTCCATAAATGCCATGTCTTTCATTGGGTAACCCATTGCTTCCCACTTCAAAGATGAATTGGTTACTATGATATGTCCCTTGTCTGAATATAATCCCTTGTCTTCAGTTAATTGCTTTTCTACTCTCTCGCGTTCTTCTTTGCCGAGTGGTATTGCGCCTGCGTTATCCTTCGCTTGATTAGAAAGTATTCCGAACATTCCCTTCTCTGTTATGATTATGTTACGGCTCTTTAATGAAGCAATAATATTACTGATTGGTAGCGTTAATGAGAATATTTTACTAAGTCCCTTTCCACATTCAGCGTGAAAATTTTCTGTCTTATAAATAATTTCTTCTGTTTTATATTTCTCTTCTGTCGTATTCCAGTATAAAATATATTCTTTGATGATTTCTTTAATGTCAGTTTGTTTAAACATCTTCCCTGTCCATAATATTTCCATCAGTCCGCTCGGAAGATTCCAAAGTGCTGCGGGTTGGCTGACGCTCGTAGCTTTAAGTTTATATATAAAGTTATTTGCAAAAATGTCTTTGTAGATGGAATACTGTGTTACCCATTCCTCAAGATTTTGTAACGCTGTTGGCTTATTTAATAGAGTTAATACATAATGTTCCTTTATCTCATTGTCGTCTTTATCATATAACCGCACCCACATATTAGACATCATCTCGGCACGTTTATTAATCACAAGTTGCAAGTGAGGGCAGTCTTTATAGGGACGCATTAAATCATCTGTATCAATAAGAACAGGTGTATCCTTATTAAATAAAATATTTGCGTAGAAAGAATTTTGCTGAGTAACCTTGTTCCATTGCCACGAACTAAACCAACGCTGAAATAAATTCATGAAGCAAAATTAAGAAAAATATTGTTTGTACGAATTATCACCGTTTAACTAAAGAATTGTTTGCCAAATGCCTTGATTCTTTTGGCTGGATTTTTCATACAGGCATCACATAAGTAAACCGAACAGAGCGAACAATATTTCACCTGTTTATTTTTATAATCTTTATTTACTAAAATACAACATTCGCATTGGCGATATATTGATTTATTATTATTGCATTTAGGACATGACATTTTGAAACAAATGTGATAAGAATGATTGAATGAAATTACAAAGCCCACTTAATGAATCAGGCGCATCATCGTGCTTACTCGACCCGTCCTTCATGTAACTAAGCAACTGACGCATAAATAAATCGTAATCGCTTCCGGCAATGATTTCTGATTCGTCAAGAAAGTAACAATACTCTTTTATGAATCCGTACTGCAACAATATCCGTGTGTGCTTATTCGTGCTGTTACTTACTGACAAAATCTTTTCAGCAGGAACTAATTGCCTGAGCATTTTAATAAACACGCTCCCCTGATTGTTTGATTCAACACGAACATATTCGGGATTGTGTTTCTTTATCATGCCAACGCATAGCGGTAACGTCTGGTCAACGTTTGCTTTCGTGAATAATATATCGGTGATAAATATTTTTTTATTGAAGATGTCCGCCACAGGCATACTAAAGAAATCATCGCCCTCGTCTGCAATGTCCGCATAGGCAAGACACGCTTGCTTTGCGTCACGCTTATAATCTTTTAATGAGAACCGCTTTAATTCTTTTTTGTCGAACAGTACGCCTTCAAGTTTTACGTTCCAATCGCCCAAAACGTACAGCGCATATTCGTACTCAGGCATATTCTTTTGTAGCGATTCTAAATATTCTTTATCAATGTAGGGGTTGTCGGTTATCAGCGCAGGAATAAATGCCCAGCCCTGTTTCATGTTTCCATTGGTGTATTTATCATAGAACTCTTCCTTCACCCAGTTGTTAGTTGGATTGCAGCTCCCTAATATCTTAATCGGAACTTTTCCTGCGCCCGTCCAACTTCCGGCACGTTCAATCACTTTGTAAAATGTCTGCGGTTGTATTTCGTTTATCTCGTCTATCGCTGCTCCGTTAATCTCAAGTCCGCGAAATCGGTTGAGGTCTTTATCCTCTGAATAGGATTCTGCCATGAAGATAATCTGCGAACCATTCGACAGTGTTACTGTTTGCGTGCTTTGATTCCACTCTCTTACATACTGTCCGAAGCCATTGTCTAATAACTTTTGAAATGTGGGAAATAAATTTCGTTTCATCGTGGGCATACTCTCTCTGATAATTACCCAACGGGATTTATCGTACTTAAAGCAGTATGTAAAGATTGTGAGAAGGAGGAGATATGTCTTACCCGACCTAATTCCGCCTCCGTAAAGTGAAATAGTATTCGTCTGAAATATTCTATACGCTTCCCTTTGCTTCGGTGTCAAGTATATTCGCGCCATCGTTTTTTATATTCGGGTCGTCATTGTCTAAATCAATTATCAGGGGTTTAATGATTGTAATTTCTTTATGCTCCTTCGGCATTCCATCAACACGATTCATTAATCTCTCCATACTTTTACTATCTGCATCTTCACAGGCGCGAATCATTAAGCGAGCCATTAATATTTCTCTGTTAGTTAATTTACCCGTGTCAACCAAAAGTTCTTTTACGTCTTCAAGATTTTTTAATCTGTCCGCTGCTGGCAAATCTAAAAGTTCCTCCAAAATTGTTTTAAAAGATTTTCCTTTAGGTCTTCCGTTCGGGTTGCCGGTTTCACCTTGCTTAAATGGCTTTGCCCCTTCTGGTGTTTCCCCTTTTACGAATGTCATTGACTTTCTGTTTGGTTTCTGTTATTCTGTAAAATTACGAATCCTGTAGAATCTCTTTGAACTCCTCCAAACTTCTCACCAACTTATACCTGATTCCCGATTGCTTGCAGTGCGCCTCGAATAGTTTTTGACTGGGAGATTGTACGCCCGTTTCGGTTTTGACTTCAACGAATATCCATTGATGCCGGTAAAGGTGCGTGATTCCGGTAACGTGGCATATAAGCAAGTCTGCACAACCCCCGTACATTCCAGTTTGTATTAGTTTCATCGCACGCACGCCATTACTTTCATTCGGGATAGATATTATGATACTTCGCGGATAATGATGCGACAGGCAGTAGGTGGTCCTATACCACATAACGATTTTCTGCTGAATTTTTGCTTCTGATTGGGTAGGTGCTGTTTTTTGCATGGTTTTGTTCATGTTTTGTATTTTAGAATATATTTTGCAAATATTTTGCAAGTGGTTTTATCTATGAGTATTTTTGTTAATACCCTATTTTTTTAATAATAATAATAATATATATTGCAAAATAGCTTAGGGGTAGGAGTAAATAAAAAGAGATGGATGGGGTTGGTAAAATTGATTTTGCAAATATTTTGCAAAAAAGAATATAATAGATTGGTAATTAGAAAGATACATCACTTTTAGGTGTATGGGATTGCAAGGAAGTAAAATTTTTTCTTAAAAAATGAAAGGTTGCTCCGTTATGTCTATTTACCTCGTTGTCAAAATCAAAGTAATATTCATTTTCGCAAAACGGTATCTTCATTTCATTTAATAGCGTTTTTTTAATAAAACTAACTTTAGCATCTCTGTCGCCATGAAGTAGCGTAGTTTTTATTTCTGTTAGATTTGCTTTAAATTCTTTTGAGGATTCATGCTCAGCGAACCACTTG